GTCAAGAATCTCTCCCTAGCAAACTGATGAAACTGCAAACTGGTGTGCGTGGATATGGCTGGGCGCATCAACGAGTGCGGGCGATGTGGCGCGCAACGGTGGAGGCAGGCGAAGCGGTTTGCGCTCGCTGCGGAAACCCGATCCACCCGAATGAGCCCTGGGATCTCGGCCACGTCGACGGTGACAAGTCTAGGTATGCCGGTCCCGAGCATCGGCGCTGCAACCGGGCAACGAGCGGACGCCGGCGGCGGTTTTCACGCCAATGGTGAATCCGCGGATCGCGCTGGTTCCGAAGAAGAAGCGCTCGAGGATCGCTGACGAGACGATTGAGCTCTGCGCCGAGGCTGGTTTGGAGCTCGACAGCTGGCAGCAGTACGTTCTGCGCTCGAGCCTGACCCAGACCTACGGCAAGTGGGACGCTTTCGAGGTCGGCCTCAACGTCGCCAGGCAAAACGGCAAGGACGCCATCCTCGAGGCGCGGGCCATCGCAGGCCTCTACGTCACCGATGAACGGCTGCTGATCAACTCAGCGCACCGCTATGACACGAGCATGGAGGCCTTTCGCCGGCTTGAGTGGCTGGTGAGCGATTGCCCGAAGCTGAGCGCGAAGGTGAAGCGGATAGTGCGCTCGCACGGAGAAGAGGGCATCGAGCTCAAGACCGGGCACCGGATCCGGTTCAGGACGAGATCGGGCGGCGGTGGGCGCGGATTCAGCTGCGACTGCCTGATGCTGAACGAGGCGATGTTTCTGAGCGAGATTCATCACGGCTCGCTCTTGCCGACGCTGAGCGCGAGGCCTAACCCGCAGGTCTGGTACACGGGCTCTGCGGTCGACCAGTTGATTCACGAGCATGGCGTAGTCTTCGCAAGAGTGCGGGAGCGCGGAATCCAGGGCGACCCGTCGCTGGCCTACTTCGATTGGAGCGTGGAAGGTGACGACCCGGACTCAGTTGCAGACGAAGTGCTCGCCGATCAAGCTGCTTGGGCGCAATCTAACCCTTCGCTTGGAATACGGATCGCGGCTGAGCATGTGGAGAAAGAGCGCCGCAGCATGGATCCCCGAACCTTCGCCGTCGAGCGGCTCGGAGTCGGTGACTGGCCGCCGACCAGCCGAGACGCCACGCTCGTAGACCTCGAGAAGTGGGCGCAACTGGCCGATCCAGGGTCTAGGATCGAGGGCGGTGTTGTCTTTGCCTTCGACGTCAAGCCCGACCGCTCTGCTGCGACGATCTGCGCTGCGGGCACTCGCGCGGATGGGCTGGCGCACATCGAGGTCGTCGAGCGAAGGCACGGCACCGGCTGGATTGCGGAACGCTTACGCGAACTCACCGCCCGGCACGAATCGGACGGGATCGTCTGCGACGGCTATGGGCCGGCCTCGAGCATGGTCGCAGAGCTCGAACAGCACGACCTCGACGTTTCCATTTCCGCTACCCGAGACTTTTCTGCCGCCTGTGGACGATTCTTCGACGCGATCGAGGACGGCACCTTGAGACACCTGGGATCGAGCGAGCTCACCGCCGCCGTCCGCGGCGCCGGCAAGCGCCCGCTCGGTGACGCCTGGGCCTGGTCGCGCAAAAACTCGAGCGTGGACATCTCGCCGCTGGTTGCCTGCACGCTGGCGCACTGGCTGGCGACGACCACGCACTATGACGAGCCGAGCTTCGCCTTCGCATGACGCTCGCAGAGCTCCTATACGTTTTGCGTATGTACGAGGCGGCGGATCTGGTCGGAATTGACGATCCGGAGTGCGACTGCGAGAAGTGCGAGGCGACACGCGCTCTGAGATCGGCATTGGCGGACTTCGAGTGAAGCTCTGGAAAGGACCGCTGCTCGCCCGTGAGGATTCTGAACGCTCGTCTGCGACCTACCCGCTGAGCTTCCAGGGCTACGTCGACAGCTGGAACAACTACATGATCTACAACGGGAACCAGTACCCCGTCGGGATTGGCGGCGAGACCTACCAGCGCCAGAACGTCGAGAGCTCAGGGAGCGGGTTTTCGTCGCTCGTAACGCAGGCCTATTACTGCAACGGCGTCGTTTTCGCCTGCGTGCTGGCCCGGATGCTTCTGTTTAGCGAGGCTCGGTTCCAGTACCGCCGCTTCAACAACGGGCGTCCGGGCGACCTCTTCGGCTCAACCGACCTGGCGATTCTCGAGACTCCTGCGGTATCGGACATGCTCTCGCAGGCGGAGCAGGACGTTTCCTTTGCCGGCAACTGGTTTGCGGTCAACTCGAGGGCAATTCCTGTCGATCCGGGCAGACCACCGCCACCACCGGGGATTGTTCGCTTTCGACCTGACTGGGTCGACATCATCAGCGCCGACGAGTATGCGAGTCACGTTCTCGGCTATGCCTACTGGTACGCAGGCCGCACTCCTGGATATGAGCCCGACCTCTACCTGGCCGACCAGGTCGCGCATTACAAGCCGATCCCGGATCCGCTGGCCCGGTTTCGGGGGATGTCATGGGTCACGCCGATCATCCGGGAGATCCAGGCGGACTCGATGGCGCGCGATCACAAGATCGAATTCTTCTCGCACGGCGGCACCAACAACACCGTCTATCGCATCGACCCGAAGTCGATGACCGCTGAGCAGTTTGACCAGTTTGTTGACAAGTTCCAGAGCGCCAAGGCGGACCCGAACAATGCTTACAAGGCGATCTGGATCCGCGCCGCCGCCGATCCGACCGTGCTCGGCTCCAACTTCGAGGAAATGGACTTTAAGCAGGTACAGGGAGCGGGCGAGACTCGCATCGCCGCGGCTGCCGGCGTGCCGCCCGTGATCGTCGGTTTGAGCGAAGGCCTGCAGGCGGCGACCTACTCGAACTATTCGCAAGCCCGTCGCCGCTTCGCTGACGGCACCATGCGCCCTCTGTGGCGAAACTTTGCAGGATCGCTGCAGACGCTCGTGCCACCGCCTCCTGGTGCGCAACTCTGGTACGACGACCGCGATATTCAGTTCCTGAAAGAAGACGAGCAGGACTCCGCGCAGGTCAACCAGCTGAACGCAACCACCGCACGTACGCTGATCGACGCGGGCTTTGTGCCCGACACCGTTGTGCAGGCGATTGCCTCCGGAGATATGACCAGGCTCAAGCACTCAGGCCTGGTTTCGGTGCAGTTGCAGGAGCCGGGAGCTCAGCCGGCGAGCTCCAACGGGAGCGGAAATCCCGCGACCGTGGCTCTCCCGTCCGGATAAAGGGTTACTCTTAGGGCGCGTGGCGACCACGGAACAGAATCCTGTGCGGCTGCATCAGCAGGGAGTGGTGCGTGCTTCTCGCGGCGGCGAGTCCGTACGGTTTGAGGCTGACGACCGGGACGGCTTTCTGGGCGTCCTGCGTGGGCGCTTCGCATCTTTCGGCGAGTGGACTGAGATCAACAACAAGCTCGAGGGTCACTTCATGGAGCAGATCAGCGAGCGGGCGTTGTCGAAATCGGTTGCGGAATCGCGCGATCGGATCCGGGTCCTGTTTCATCACGGCCTCGACCCCTCGATTGGCATGAAGGTCCTGGGTCCGATTCGCGCGCTCGAGCCTGACTCGTCTTACGAGGTCGACCTGATCGACACCGACTACAACAGGAACCTCTTGCCCGGGCTGCAAGCAGGTCTCTACGGCGCGAGCTTTCGCTTCGATGCGGTCAAGCACGAGCCCAACTACCCGCGAGAGCGCTCCGACCACAATCCGTCGATGTTGCCGGAGTCGGTCGTGACCGAGGCGCGCGTCAAGGAATTTGGCCCGACACCCTTCCCGGCCTATGCCGGCGCGAGCGCCAGCGTAACGATGCGCTCGCTCACCGATGAAATCGCTCTGGCTGAGCTTCTAGGCTCGCCATCGATGTTCGAGCCCGAGAGCCTTCGGGTGATGCTCGAAGCCGTTGCACTCCGCGCGGATCAGGAGCCGTCAGATGACACTCCCGAGCCGGCGAGCCGTGACACTCAGCAGGAAGTGTCCACGACTCAAGCAGAGGAGCAGCCGCTATGGATGCTGCAACCCTGACCTCGCTGCAGGCGGACCTCAAGAGATACAAGGATGAGGTTTCCGAGCTCGAGGCAGAGCACGACGGCCAGCGGTTTCCGGATTCAGTACGGGATCGCTGGAACCACCTCAATGGCAAGATCGACGACGCAGAGCGAGACATCGAGCTCGTCCAGCGCAAGATGCGTCTCGATGACCTCTCCAAGGATTCCACTCGGATCGAGGCGGGCGACTTCCAGGTTCGCCAGCCTGGTTCTGCGCTACGTGGTGACCCGTACGACCTGAACACCATCGCCCGCGACTTCCACAATCCGGAGGTCGAGGGGCGGCAGCTGAACGACCGGGCGCGCGCGGTTCTCGAGGATGAGAAGCGAACGCGGTTCGGCTCGCTCAGGACCAACGAGGAGCGCGAGGCGGCTCGGAACCGCGTCGAGGAGCTTCTCGATGTCGAGCCCCAGAACTCCGCGCCGATGTCGCGTCACATGCTCGTCACCGGCTCCGAGGTCTACCGGCGAGCATTCGGCAAGTACATCACCGGCCAGCCGTTTCTGACCCAGGACGAGGGCCGCGCGCTCGAGGCGAGCCGTGCTCTTTCGCTCACCGGCTCGGCTGGTGGCTTTGCGGTGCCGTTTGTGCTCGACCCGACCGTGATCCCGACCTCGAACCTGGCGGTCAACCCGTTCAGGGCCATTTCCTCGATCGAGAACATCACGGTCGACGAGTGGCGTGGTGTCTCGAGCGCCGGTATCACCGCCTCGTACGCAGCTGAGGCAACGGCAACCTCGGACAACGCACCGACGCTGGCCCAGCCGACGATCTCAACTGAGAAGGCGCAGGCGTTTATTCCCTTCTCGATCGAGATCGGCATGGACTGGGACGGCCTGCAGGCGGCGATGGGCCGACTGCTGGCCGATGCCAAGGACGAGCTCGAGGCAACGAAGTTCGCGCTCGGATCCGGCACCAACGAGCCGACCGGCATCATCACCGCGGCTACGGGCGTCGTGACCGCTTCGGGCACGTCGACCTTCGCGCTGGCCGACCTCGACTCGCTCGAGGCCGCACTTGGCCCGCGCTTCCGGCCACGGGCCTCGATCGTCATGAACCGCTCGATCGCTCAGCGGATCAGGCACTTCGATACGTCCGGTGCTGCCGGCCTCTGGAACCAGAGCCTGCAGCTGGCCTCCGGACTCCCGAACAACGTCCCGACGTCGGGCTCGTACGGGATCTCGGTTCTGGGCTACCCGGCCTACGAGTCGAGCGCCATGACGACCTCGATCGCAACCGGAGCGCTCTATGCGGTTCTCGGTGACTTCAACTACTTCAAGATCATCGACCGCATCGGCCTGAGCGTCGAGACGATCCCGCACCTGTTCGACGTGACCAACAACAGGCCAACGGGCCAGAGAGGGTTGTACGCCTACTGGCGCAACTCCTCTGGCGTAACCTCGACCAACGCCTTCCGCGTTCTAAAGGGCGGCTGATCCGAAAGGAGGCATGGACGATGGCTGATGAGCCCAAGGGCGCAACCGCCAAAGCCGAGGACAAGCTGTCCAAGGAGATGGAGGAGGTCATGCCGCTGGTTGCACCCAAGGACGAGGGGCTGCCCTTCGAGGAGCGTGAGCCCGAGAAGGTGGTGCCGCACAAGGACGACGACGGCGCCGACACGCCTTCTGGGGCTGCTCTGATGGCGGTTGGTGCTCCGAGTCAAGACCCGGAAGAGATCGGCGGCGACGCTGAGCGGGTCAAGGGCATGAAGTATCGCTTGGCCAAGTACAAAAAGCGCTGGCTCTCCTAGACGGGGGAACACAGCGACCGACGGGGGTTGTATGGTTTCGCCCAGCAACCCCCGTCTACGTTGATAGGAGAGTCATGGGAAGACCTCGCAAGCAGCAGTCCGAGTGGTACGTCGCCACGACCGACGCCACCATGGACATCGACGGCAAGCGCGTGACCGTTCAGGCGCAGAAGACCCGCGTGCGTGGCGACTCCAAGGCCTACAGGCAGGCGCCGCATCTCTGGGAGCCGATCACCATGCGCGAGCTCGGCGACGACTCACCCGGCGAATGAAGACGCTGATAACGGGCGGGAGCGGGAGCCTGGGAATGGCGCTCGCAACCTTCGACGATTACTGCCCGGTGGTCGACATTTGCGATCGGCTGGCGTTGTTCGAGGAGATCACGACTTTCGAACCGGACTTGATCTATCACCTGGCGGCAGCGAAGCACGCTCCCGAGGGTGAGATCGACCCGACGATTACTGCCGAGGTCAACATCGAAGGCACAGAGAACGTGCTCGAGGCCGCGAAGCGGGTGAAAGCCAAGGTTGTTGTTGCCTCGACGTGCAAGGCAGCTGACCCGGAGACGGTCTACGGCGCCACCAAGCTGATCGCAGAGCGCTTGACGCTCAACGCCGGCCAGGTCGTAGCCCGCTTTTACAACGTGCCGGAGACCTGCGGAAACGTCTTCGAGCTTTGGCGCAACCTCTCGCCTGACGAGCCGATCCCTTACACCGACTGCCAGCGCTACTTCATGAGCCGAGACAGGGCGGTGCGCTTGCTCAGGCTCTGCGCCAATCTTCCGAGCGGGCGCTACGCGCTCTCGCCCGGGATGGCGAAGACGATGCAGCAGGTCGCGCTCGAGCTCTATCCAGACCGCCCGCTGGTGGAGATCCCTCGCCGGCGCGGTGATCGCCAGCGCGAGCCTCTTTGCGCGCACAGTGAGCGAATTCGCGTTATTGGAGACGGCCTGATGGCGATCGAATCGCCACACGACCCCAAGAGAAGCGAGGTCCCGGCATGAGCTTGTTCAGCGTCTACATTCACCCGACAGCCGTGATCGGTGAGCCTCCCGAGCACCGGGACTTCCACGGCAGCGCGATCGACTACTACGAGCCTCAGATCGCGCCAGGAGTCAAGATCGAAGCGCTGGTTACGGTCGACTCGGGAATGCACGAACCGACCAGGCTCGGCGCCGGCACTTGGCTGATGAAGAAGGTTCACATCGGCCATGACGCTCAGATCGGTGAAAACTGCGAGATCGCTCCGCTCTGCTCGATCGGCGGGCATGCAATCGTCGGAAACGATGTTCGGATGGGCCAGGGCGTCACAATCAAGCCGTTCGTCACTATCGGAGACGGAGCTCGGCTCGGAATGGGCGCAGTCGTTACCCGCGATGTTCCTGCCGGTGAGGTCTGGGTCGGAAACCCCGCCGAGGAGATCTCGAGCGCCAAGGCGCGGCGTGACAAGCTGAGCGATCTGACGCTCTGGGAAGAGTGGTGGCGGGAGCGTGCTGCCGAGGTCCCAGCGCAGTGACGACTAGGCAGGCGCCTAAGCGCCGCGGCCGCACGACCGTCGCAGCGATCGTCACCGATCCTGGCCCGCGCTACAACGACTATGTCCTGGCGCTGATCGGCGTTCTGAACCATCATCGCTATGACGCCAACCTTGCTTGGATCGCAGGCGTCGACATCACCGGCGGCTGCAACGAGGCCTGCCGCAAGATGCTCGAGCACGACTCCGACTGGCTCTGGCTGATCGGTGACGATCACGTCTTCGAGCCGAACATCCTGCAGAGGATGCTGGCTCACAACGTCGACGTTTTGGTGCCGTTCTGCCTCAAGCGTGCGCCGGCATTTCAGCCCGTGATCTACGGCAGCGAGAATCCCGACGGCTCAGGCCACTCCGTAGCCGAGATCCCGCGGCAGGGCTTGTTCGAGGTCTACGCCTCCGGGCAGGCTGGGATGCTGATTCATAGGCGCGTGCTCGAGGCGATGTCCGATCCCTGGTTCGAGACCTTCGGCAAGCAGAACGAAGACCTGATGTTTTCGCGCAAGATCCGCGAGGCGGGCTTCAAGATCATGTGCGACCCGACGATTCACCTGGGGCACATCGCGCTTGCTTGCGTATGGCCTGTCTGGGCGAAGGGCAACGAGTGGAACGAGGAAGAGGGCGAATGGTCGGTGCGCGTGGACTTCGGGCCGGAGGGCGGCAACAAGAGCTCGACGATCGAGGATTGGTCTCTGACCCTCGGACAGATCGGCAATAGCCTGACCGCCTTGTAAGCTAATCGTCAGTGGAAGCGAAACAGAAGTTGAAGCAGGCCACGATCGAGGCGGTGGTGATTCGGGCGAACGGAAAGCGCGAGGATCTCGGCGTGGTCTCCTACTGGCACAAGAACCCGCTGCGGCGGCTGGCTTGGAGGTTGAGACTTTGGCGACGGTTGTAACGAATGGCGGACGCGACGTTATTACCAATCGCCTAGGCGCAGCAGGAACCGCTGAGCCAAAAAACATCGGCTGGGGCACTTCGGCTGGAACCGCGGCGGTCACCGACACAACTCTGTTCGGTGAGAAGCTGGTTGATCTCTCGACCTCCGCCGGTACGGATCACACCGTTGGCACCAGCACGCAGCAGACCACGACCGTGACGAATGACACCTATCAGGTGGTCGGAACTCGAACGGCTACCGGCGCTGGCACGGTCACGAACGCAGGCCTGTTTACGGCGGCCTCCGGCGGCACGCTCTTTCTCAAGGGCGACTTCACCGGCATCGGCCTCAGCGCTTCCGACTCGATCCAGTTCACCATCAAGGCGGTGTTTGCATGAACATCACGATCGCTGACGTGCTTCTGGCGGGCATTCTCGTCTGCCAGATCATCCTGGTGCTGCACTTCACCTAAATGGCCCGTAACACCTGGGTCACGCTTTACAACGACGACCCGAGAGGGCTATCTGCTGACGGACTCTCGCTCGCCTCATTCACGACCTCGGCGCCGGTTTTCCCTACGATCGCGTTTCCGGCCAACTACTTCAAGACCGGCAAGCTGCTCCACCTTCGCGCTCGAGGCGAGTACGGAACGAGCTCGTCGGCTCCGACGATGACCTGGCGCCTGCAGAACACCGTTGGAACCACGGTCACGCTGGTAACGACGGCGGCGGTGACCATGACCGCCTCGGTCTCCAACGGCAAGTGGGAATGGGACTGCCAGATCCAGTGCCGCACCGAGGGCACATCGGGCACGCTCC